TCACGGTGATGAAGTCAGCGCGTGTTGGTTACACCAAGATGATCAACCACGCGATTGGTTATCACGTCCATCAGGACGCTTGTCCGATCATGGTTGTGCAGCCGACTGTGGAAGACGCGCAGGGCTACTCGAAGGAAGAGATTGCCCCGATGTTGAGGGACACGCCTTGTCTGACTGGCTTGGTGAGTGAGTCGAAAGCGAAGGACGGGAACAACACGATTCTGCAGAAGAATTTTCCCGGCGGCACGTTGTCGCTGGTGGGGGCGAACTCACCGCGTGGCTTCAGGCGTGTGAGCAGAAGGGTTGTTTTGTTTGATGAGGTTGACGGTTATCCGGCGTCAGCAGGATCTGAAGGTGATCAGATCAAGCTGGGTATCAAGCGAACTGAGTATTACTGGAACCGCAAAATCATTGCCGGCAGCACGCCAACGGTAAAGGACTTCAGCCGCATCGAGCGGATGTTTGGCGAGTCAGATCAGCGCAGGTATTACGTCCCTTGTCCGGACTGCGGGCACATGCAGTATTTGAAATGGGCGAACATCAAGTGGATCGACAACAATCCCGAAACGGCGGCTTATGCGTGCGAGAGCTGCGGCACGTTGATCCCGCACAGCAAGAAACGCTGGATGGTTGAGCGCGGGGAGTGGCGGGCCACTGCGCCGGGCAACGGCAAGCACGCTGGATTCCACATTTGGGCGGCGTACAGCTACAGCCCCAATGCTCGGTGGGCTGATCTTGTTGCTGAGTTTTTAGAGGCGAAATCAAACCCTGAGCAGCTGCGGGTGTGGATCAACACCACGCTGGGCGAGACGTTCTCTGACGACTATGCGAGCGCGATGAGCGCCGACGTGTTGCTTGAGCGTTGTGAGGACTATGAGGAGGGCACGCTGCCGGCCGGGGTGTTGTCAGTGACGATCGGCGTTGACGTGCAGGGTGGCGGCGGAACGCTGAATGAACGTCTGGCGGTCAGCGTCTGGGGCTGGGGCCGCAATGAGGAGGCTTGGCTGATCCAGTACCAAGAGATTGCAGGCGACCCGACGCAGGCTGCGGTGTGGAAACAGCTTGATCAGTTTGTGATGCGCAAGTGGCCGCATGAGCTGGGCGGCAGCCTCAAGGCTGACTTCACCGCTGTTGACTCTGGCGGCATGGCGACCAGCGAGGTCTATCAGTACGCGCGCGAGCGCAAGGCCCAGGGCGTCATTGCCATCAAGGGCCTGAGCCAGCGGAACAAGCCAGCGATTGGCAAGCCGTCGCGCGTAGACATCAATTCACGAGGCAAAGCGATCAAAAAGGGTGCGGTTCTATATGGCATCGGCACTGACACCTGCAAGAACACGTTGATGGGCCGGCTGCGTCACGCTGAGCCCGGCGAGGGTTACTTGCACTTTCACGCTGCCACCGGGCAGGAATACTTTGAGATGTTGACCGCTGAAAAACAGGCGATCAAGTTTCGCAATGGCTTTCCTGAGCGGGTGTGGGTCTTGAAGCCAGGCAAGCGCAATGAAAGTCTGGACACCCTTTGTTATTCCTACGCAGCGTTTCAGCTGATGTACCGCAAATTTGATCGCAGAACTATTTGGGATCAACTGGAAAAGCGTTTGGAGCAGCCGCTAAGATCAAAGGAAGCAAAGGCGAAGCCATCGGCGCCGTCGTCGTTCGTCAACAACTGGTAAGACCGTGACTCAGTTACCGGACAAAATCAGGGCAGGCGACACGATCAAATGGCGAGTTGACGCGAGCAGGGACAACCTCGGCAACTCGATTGATAGCGGTAACTGGAGTTTGGTCTACTACTTCCGGACCAACACTAATCACGAGGCTCATACAGCAACTGGCACTGCGTTTGGGCTTGGCTGGGAGTTCACAATCAGCTCATCAGACTCTGATGGTTTTGATGCTGGCCAGTGGTTTTTTCAAGCCATCGCAACGTATGGCAGCGAGTCAGTAACGCTTGCATCTGGGCAGATTGAAGTTCTTGCTGGTCTTGATTACACAGGCGATGCCACTGCGTTTGACGGTCGCACGCAAGCCGAGAAAGATTTAGCCGCTGTTCAAAAGGCGATCAGAGATATTGCTAACGGCAACGCGGTTAAGAGCTACAGCGTTGCTGGTCGCAATTTGACTCGCTACGAAATGGCGGATCTTATTGCTTTGGAATCTAAGCTCAAGTTTGAGGTGCAGCGTGAACGCCGTGCCGCGCTGATTGCCAATGGCAAGGGCGATCCCTTCAACCTCTTTGTTCGTTTCTGATGAGCCTCGCAACTCGACTCTTTCGGGCTCTTGGTTATGAGCCACGCCGGCCAAGGCGGCGTCAGTATGAAGGCGCGACGATGAGCCGGCTCACGTCCAGCTGGGTGACTGGCGGGACGAGTGCTGATGCTGAGGTTCACGGCAGCCTGTCGAGGTTGCGCAACCGCGCGCGTCAGTTGGTGCGGGACTCCGACTATGCACGGCAAGCCAAGCGCGCCGTGATGAACAACGTCATCGGGACCGGCATCAAGCTGCAGGCCCAGGTGCTGATGCAGCGTGGCGGCCGGCTTGATGAAGATCTGAACAACAGGATTGAGAAGGCGTGGAAATACTGGGGATATAAGAGCTATTGCGACGTTGCTGGCCGCCTTTGCTTTGCCGACATTGAGCGCATGATTGTCGGCGCGATGTGTGAATCCGGCGAGGTGTTCGTCAGGGTGATCCGTCGTCCGTTTGGCGGCAGCCAGATCCCGTTTGCGCTGCAAGTTATTGAGTCAGATCAACTTGATGAGACTTACACCGGCAAGGCCAGCGCCGATGGCAATGAATGGCGCATGGGGGTGGAGGTCGATCAGTTTGGCAGGGCTGTTCGATATGCCTTCCTGCAAAAGCACCCGGGCGATGCACCGTTCAGCGGCACTGCAGCAAAACGGCACCTGATGTTGTCGGCTGATGAGGTGCTTCATCTGTACATCCAAGAGCGCCCAGGCCAGACCCGTGGCGTCACTTGGTTTGCATCAGCGATTAAGCGTCTGCATCACCTCGCTGGCTACGAGGAGGCAGAGGTCATCCGGGCTCGTGCATCGTCCAGCCTGATGGGCTTTATCACCACCACTGAGGGTGAGCTGGGCACGGCTGAGGAGGTCTATGACGGCGACCGCGTTGATTCGTTTGCTCCTGGCGTCTTCAAGTATTTGCAGCCCGGTGAATCTGTAACGGTGCCCCAGCTAGATGCACCTGACGGGCAGTTCGAGCCGTTCACGCGCGGGATGCTGCGTGCCGTTGCTGCTGGCCTCGGCTGTTCCTACACGCAGGTGTCGTCGGATTTCAGCCAATCGAACTACAGCAGTTCACGCCTTGAGTTGCTGGAGACGCGCGACAACTGGCGCGCCATTCAACGCTTTTTGATTGAAAACTTCCATCAGCCAGTGTTCAACATGTGGCTTGAGATGGCAGTGATGGGCGGTGCTCTTGACCTGCCTGCTTATGAGGCAAACCCCGACCGCTTCCGCATGGTCAAGTGGTGTCCACGGGCCTATGGCTACGTTGACCCGCAGAAGGAAGTGGCGGCGTACAAAGACGCAGTGCGCTGCGGATTTAAGACGCTGTCAGATGTTGTGGCAGAGCAAGGCGGTGACCTTGATGATCTGCTGAAGCAACGTCAGGCTGAGCTGGCGATGCTCGATGAGATGAACATCGTTCTGGATACTGATCCCAGCGAGGTCAACGGTGGCGGTGGCGCTCAGGCTGGTCTGGGCATTGGCGCAGCTCCTGCGTTCTCTGACACCGAGCGACCTGGCGAGGAACAAGAGGAACAGCCACAGCAACAACCGCAACCTGAACCTGAGGTGACAGAAGATGGCGAAGGTTGAGGGCGTTGAGATTGACCTGATGCCCACTGAGGGCATGAAGGAAGAAGCGCAGCGTTATCGCGACTGGAAGGCTGATGGCGAAGCTGGCGGCACTGAAGTTGCAGCACGCAGGGCCACGCAGATCCTCAGCGGTGACGAGCTAAGCCCTGATGTTGTCATTGCGATGAACGCATGGTTTGCGCGGCATGAAGTAGACAAACAAGGCGAGGGTTTTTCATCAGGAGAGGATGGCTATCCCTCGGCTGGCAGAGTTGCTTGGGCAGCGTGGGGAGGAGACGCAGGAATGAGGTGGAGTAGCGGCAAAGCAGATAGAATCAAAGAAATTCGTGATAGAAGCATGGACACGAATAGGGCTGAACCTGACGGCCTAAAAGTTGGCGATTTTGTTTCGTGGCGCGCAAGCGGCGGGACTGCTCGCGGCAAGATTGACCGCATCGAGCGTGACGGCTCTATCAACGTGCCTGACTCAGAGTTCACGATCAACGGTGACGCTGATGATCCGGCAGCTCTGATCACCGTTTACCGCGAGGAAGATGGTGAGTATGAGCCGACTGACACCAAGGTGGGTCATCGGTTCTCAACGCTGACCAAGATCCCAGCACTGCGTTGGCTTGAGGGCAAGAACTACAAGCGCAGCGAAACCACAACCTTTGATGAGGTTGAGGAGCGCACTTATCAGTTCCCGTTCTCCTCTGAGTTTCCGGTTGAGCGTTACTTTGGCAGCGAAGTTCTGAGCCATGACAAAGGCGCAGCAGATCTTGACCGGCTGAACGACAGCGCACCGTTGTTGTTCAACCATGACCCTGATCGTGTGATCGGTGTTGTGGAGCGTGCCTACATCGACGAAAAGAAACGTCGGGGTTACACGCAAGTGCGGTTTAGCCGCAATGAATTCGCTCAGGAAGTTCTGAGCGATGTGAAAGATGGCATTCTCCGAAATGTCTCTTTCGGCTACTCCATTGACAAAATGGAGGAGCGAGAGGGTGGCGACTTTGTTGCCACATCTTGGAGGCCCTATGAGGTCTCGGTTGTTTCGATCCCCGCTGATCCGGGGGTCGGAATCGGCCGTTCTTTAGTGGACTCCGAAACCGAACAAGCTGCCTCGGCAGCACCTATCCCATCTGTTCCTGCAATGGAAAACACTGCACCTGATCTGCAGCAGGTGCGGGCCGAAGCCGCTGAGGCTGAGCGTTCCCGCATCGCTGGCATTTCCGCCCTGTGCTCTAAGCACGATCTCGAAGACATGGGCCGGCAACTCATCGAGGGTGGCCGCTCCATCGACGAAGCCCGCGCTGCCGTTCTGGAAAAGCTCGGCGCTAAGCCTGTTGAAACCGTCAAGCCTGTCGAGCTCGAGCAGCGTGATCACAGCAACTACCAGATTGCTGACGGTCTCCGCGCAATGCTGACTGGCGACTGGTCCTCACGCGGTGCCGGCCTGGTTCGCGAACTGAG